CCACGGGGCGAAGCATTGCCGAACGGTTCAAATCCATCGGCCCAAGCAGCGGCTCGGCCGAGATGAAACGGATTGCGGCGGGGGTGGCGAGCAGGTCCCGAATACGCTCGTCGGCGCGGGTTTGGTCCTCGACGCTGACACCGAACCAGACGTTGGGGAGATTTTGCGCCGCAACTAATGCTGAAATGTATTCCTGAGTTGGATTGATGGCGCCTGCGGCAAGCAGCATATCGTCGCTCATGGCGCGAAACCATTTATCGACCCTGTCACCAGGTGATGACATGTATTCCCGCATCCGCGCCGCGCGCTTGGTCAGTACCTGGAAGGTGTGCTGCGGGCAAAGCGCCATGATGGCGAAGATCCGGTCGATCACCTCGTCGGGCACGTTCTCGTGGAACAGGTCCGACATCGAGTTGACGAAGAACATGGTCGGCTTCCTGGTGCGCAGCGGCTTGAGGAAAGTCGTATCGCCGGCAATGCCGATCTTGCCCGTCCACACATAGCCGCCTTTCGACGGCTGTACGGTGCCATGGTAGTGCGGCGTGGCCGGGTTCTTCGACAGCCGCGGCGCGGTCCTGCGCATCGCGTAGCAATTGGTGCAGCCGGGAGAGACGACTGAGCAGCCGGCGATCGGGTTCCATGTCTCTTCTGTCCATTGGATCTTGGTGCCGGTCATTCGTCGTCTCCCTTGCTGCGGTCTACGATCGCGAGGCGCGGGGCAGATGGCTGCAGCGGGCCGAGCTCGTCGTCGTCGATGCAGCCGACCGGATCGTCGCGCAGCTGCGCTCGCACGTGCTGGACGCCAACGGTGACATCCATCCGGTAGACGCGATCATCGGGATGATGGTCGTTGACCTGGTAAATCTCGATCGGCTGGTCGGCAAAGATTGACCAGCCGCCGCTGCTGTCGACATTGATGACCACGCGGTTGGGTGCTGTCATCGCTCACACCCTCGCGGCGAGCTGATAGGCGGCTTCGGCTGTGGCAAGATGGCGGATCAGCATGCTCGAGGCGGTGAGAAGCGCGACGATGGCGAGCGAGGTCAGCAGGATCTTGCCGGCGAGGGTGACGCGCGGCGGGGGCTTGGCGCGGGCGAGGGCTTCGCCGTCAAAGGGCGGATGGACAATGCGGGTCATTGCGGCTTCCTTCTTTCGGGCAAGGTGTCGCCGAACAGGCCGGCGGTTGCGTCGGGCTGCGCCTGAATAGAGCGGCTCATGCGAATGCAGTCGGGGCAGCGGTGGCGCCATTGACTGTCGATGCGGCTTGCGCGCCAGCCGGCGGCCTTGGCGTCAGTGAGCAGGATTTCGAAATCGGATTCGTCGATCGGACCGTCCGGGCCCGCGACATCGCAGGCATCGCAGATCAGTTCGACCTGGCAGCTGTCGCGATAAAGGGTCATTGTTCTGTCCTCACGCTGTCGCCGCCTGCTGCGGGGGTGGCTGCAGCATCACGATCTTCGGGAGTGGCCAGTGCGCGATGCATGCGAGTGATGGCGGCGGCGATCGAGCGTGCGGCGTCCGCGCCGGATTGGTCGCCTGCCTGGGCAACCGCCTCGGCGTCGGCCGCGGCTTTCTCCGCTTCGACCTCGAGATCGGCGCGCACCCGTGCCACGCGGGCGGGGTGCGCCCTGGCAGCTTCACTGCCCAGCCGATCAAGGGCTGCGCTGTCGCGGCGCGATGTCATGCGACCTGACGGACGCTCTGGCGGCGGGCCGATACCACGGCATCGGAGCCAAGCCGCTTGATGGTGCCAGCGGACCAGCCACGGGCGGCAAGCGCTTCGGCGCTGGCGTTCTGGCCGGCAAAGGCCAGTTCGCGAATGTCATCGGCCATGCGGGCGACAAGGGCCGCGCGGCAGGCCGGGGCCGGAGTGGGTGTGGCGGGGTGCGCCGGGGAAGCCTGGTAACGGATCATTTTCATTCTCTCCAAAAGGGCCGGGTCGCTGGGTATGGCGACCCGGCCAGTCGGGGCGGTCAGGCCCATAGGGGAACAGTCACTCGGAGGTGACGGAGAGAAGAGTGCTTTACGCACACAGTTGTGTCAACTGAAAAGTGCAAAATGCACATTAAGTATGCCGCCAGAGGGGTTGTAGTGCTGCCGAGTGGGCTCACGGTTTGCGCAGGATCCAAAGCACCTTGCCCATGACGCGAACTGATTCGCTGTCGTCGGCGCCTGTCAGCTTGATCGGGTTCTGGTGTTGAGGGTCTGTGCTTTCGGGCCAAAGTTCATAGCCCTCCGATGTCATCCGAACGCGCTTTGCTGTGCGCTCGACCATCTCGCCGTCATAGCGGCTTCGCTCGACCACAACCAGGTCACCCGCTTCGATGTCAATCGAGGCTGCAATTGTATCGAGGCAGACTAGGACATCGCCATGGCTGGCGATCTTGTTCAAGCAATTGCCTTCAATCTTGAGTGCAAATTGCCAGTCGATCGGATAGTTGCCAACGCTGGGAACATACTCTTGGTCATCATATCCAAAGTCCATATCTGCAACATTCATCCAGTTATTGGCGGCGACCTTCCCCTTAACTGTGATGTATCCAACTGGCGCAGATGATTTAGTCAACCCTTGCGTGTTCGATTGCGCTAACGGGCCATTACCCTCACCAGTCAAGAGCCATGCGGCGCTGACTTTCAGCGCCCGCGCGTAGCGTTCTGCCGCGCGGACAATGCCGCGTGTGCCATTTTCGTGCTGGGCATAGGTGTCGTACTTCCAGCCAAAGAAGCGGGCGGCGCTTTTGGCGTCTTCGAATCCCGCTGCAATGCGAGCTTGTTCCAGGCGCTTGGCGGTGTCGGGGCGATCTTGTGTGCTCATGGTGTGCATTTTGCCTCAAATCGGTGTGCATTTCGCCTTGACAAAATAAAGTGCGTTATGCACACCATGCTGACATGAAAACGAACTTCGATATTCAGGAGCTTCGCCGGAAGCTGGAATGGAAGCAGGAACGCCTTGCGAGATATCTCGGCGTCGATCGCTCAACCATTTCCCGAATGGAGAACGGGCAGCGGCTTCGCGGCCCGGCTCTGCGATTGCTTGAGAATCTGAAGATCGCAGCGGAAAACGGCACCGCCGATGATTTGTGCCCTGAAATGCCGGAGGCTGCAGAATGACGCAGATCATCGGACATCAATTCGCCGGTGGGGCGGACCCCACTGCCGCCGGCGATTACCCCGGCGGGGCTGGCATGCCTCGCCGGGAAGATTTCGGGTTCACCGTCGGGGCATCCTCCTCCCGTCCCGATGGTGATCACTGCCGGGGGGCCACCGGCACTCCGGACGCGGTGCAACCTCCTCCCGCATCGCGTCCGGAAAATTTCTCTGTCTTCACGCTGTCGCCTTCGGCTGCGCTCCAGACGGGGCGCGGGACCGCCCGCGACGCCCGGTCGGGCTTGCGGCCTGCGGCCGTGACGGCACCAGTTTCCATCGTGATTTCCGCCGACACGGCGGCGCTGCTCGCGGTTCTGGCCGCAGAGCGCGGCGAGACGCCTGGCAACGCGGTTGCGCGGCTGGTGGTTGCAGAAATCGAGAGCAAAGGCGGGATTGCCCATGTCTGACATTCTCATCATCGCGGCCTGCCTGTGGCTGATCATCCTGATCGCCTTCGCGCTGCATTTCATTGTCGTCGATTTCGATCGCTCGCGGCGCGAGGAATGGATGGGTGCAGGGCTGATCCTGTCGGGCATGGCCGTCGCCCTGGCGCTGGCGCTCTTGCAGATCGGGCGCAGCGTGGATGGCGTCGTCTGGCCCGGTCTTGCCTGGGTGAAGGCGGCGGCTTTCGCGATGGGAGTGTGATGCATTTGCCTGTCTCCGGTTGCGGCTGACAGGCAGAAGGAAACCAGTTTTGCGACCTTCCCTGAATGGGAAACGGGCCGGGAATTTCCCGGCGCGGGAAAGCTTTGTCCGGCGAAAGCCGATGAGACAGGAGTGCACGGGATGACCCAGATTTCAACCGCATGGCAGCACCGGCTCAAATCGGCGCAGCGCGATCTGATCAGCCGCTGCGGCGGCATCGAGCGGGCCGCCGAAATCACCTCGTTCGGCAAGAGCAATGTCGGCCGCTGGAACAACCCCACCGATCCCGATCTGATGCCGATCAATGCCGTCCTGGCGCTCGAGCTTGATGCCGGCGTGGCGCTGGTGACGGCGGTGATGGCCGGGCTCAACGGGCGGCGGCTGGTCGAGCCCGACAGTGAGGGCTGCGGGCCGGCCGCCGTGTTCCGTCATCACGCCGAGGCGATGCGGGCCGCGGGCGACCTGATGGCTGCGGGGGCCGAGGCCTTTGCCGATGGCAAGCTGACGCCAGCGGAAATGGCGATCATCGACAAGGCCGCGGGGCAGGTTGAGGCAACGCTTGCCGAACTGCGCAAGGCGATCGGCCACGGCAAGGCCGAAGGCGGGCAGGTGGTGAGTCTCAAGGCGGGTGACCGGTGAGCGGGCCCGGGCACAATTCATCCGATGGCGGAGCCGTTGCGCGCGACCAGTTGCGCTCGATCGTCGAGCGGATCGAACGGCTCGAGGAAGAGAAGAAGGTGATCGCTGACGACATCAAGGATGTCTACGGCGAAGCCAAGGCCAACGGCTACGACGTGAAGGTGCTGCGCAAGGTGATAGCCATTCGCAAGCAGGACCAGAACGAGCGGTTGGAGCAGGAAGCGGTGCTGGACACATACCTGCACGCGCTCGGCATGGCGCCGGAGCCCGAAGAATGAGCGCGGCGGTCACGCTTCTTGATCTCAAATCATCCTCCTGCCGTTGGCCGGTCGACGACGGCAATCCGTTTCTTTTCTGTGGAGAGCGCGCCCGGGAGGGCGGGTCTTACTGCGGGCACCATGCGGCCCGCGCCGTGGGCGAGGGCACGAAATCCGAGCGGGCGGCAGCGCGCGAACTGAAGCGCCAGGCCGACCGCGAAACCCCGATCATGAGCAGTGTGGAGTAGAGCGATGAGTGATGGATTGATACTTGAAAGCAGCCCGGCGGCGCACTCGATTAACTTGCCGTTTCAGCAGCGTGTCCTCAACGCGTTGCCCGAAGCCATTTCGCAGCATGGGCTGCTGACGCCTGGTGCCGTGATGCGCTGCGGCGAAAGGCACGGGGCTGATGTGGCCGTTCTCTTGCGCGGGAAGTCCGCTGATGAGCTGACAGGTATTGCTAGGCTCTACGGCAATCGGTCCGGGTCGTCGGTTGCCCGCTTCGGCAGCACCGAAACGGATCGCCTGATCGGCATTGCTGCGCGGGCCTTCGGGGTGACGCGGCAGCAGATAAAGGGCGAGCAGCGGACCCAACGTGTGGCTATGGCCAGGTTCTTCGTCGTCTACTGGGTTTACCGGCGCACAGGCCTTTCGCTTCCGTCGATCGGCAGGATGTTCGGCGGACGCGATCATACTACAATTCTCAATGCTACGCGACGATGGCCTGAAAGGCGAGCCTATGCCCGTGTTGTTCGGGCGCTGATCCGTGAAGGTCAACCGATAAATCACCGCGAAGAAGAAAGCCTGAAGGCTGTGAGGCGGCGCCTTGCCAGCTACGCTGGGCAAGAAAATGCGGGTGCCGCATGACCGGGGTGTTCGAGCGACAGCGCGTCTCGCTGCGGCGCGGCGAGGGCGGGCGGATGCAGTTGATGGCCGAGTGCGGCCACGGGCTGGCGATCGTGCCGGTGGATGAGAAGCGAACCCGGCTCGGCCCGGCGCCGACGCAGGATGGCGAGGGCGGCGACAGCGTGGGAACCGTCAAGGGGTGGACCTTCTACCATGTTGCCACCGGCATGCGGATTTTGCCGAAAGGCTGGTTCTTCACCTCGGTGGAAGCGGCGCGCGCCGCACTTGCCGACATCGGCGGGCGTTGGGGCGACGCCTTCGAGACCACCGACATCAATTTGTTTCTGCCGCTTGCCGGGCCGGTGATGGACCTGTGCCGGAAATCCGGCGTGGTGGCGGGCAAGTGGAGCGATCTTTCCGCTGCGCTCGACGGGTTTGACGAAGAGGCCTGGGCGGTCGGTGCGGCCGAGCGGCGCGAACGGATCAAGGCGCTCAAGGACAGTCCCGGCAATGCCAGGCAGAACCGGGAGGCAGCTTGATGGAGGTTTCGCCGCATATCGAGGGGCCGACGATCCTGTTGTCGAGCGGGGTGTACTTCAATTACGAGACGCCGGCGTCCAGCGATTTTTCAATTTATGATATTGCCAAGGGTCTCTCCAACACGTGCCGTTTTGGCGGGCAGTGCCAGAGGTTCTATTCGGTCGCGGAACACTCCGTGCTGATGAGCAGGTGCGTCGCGCACAGCCTTGCGTTTGAGGCGTTGATGCATGATGCCGCCGAGGCCTTCATCTGCGACATCCCAAAGCCGCTGAAGATGATGTTGCCGGATTACCGCCGTATCGAAGCGCGGGTTGAGCAAGCTGTGTCGGTGCGGTTTGGATATCCGTCCGCGATGACTTCTTCTGTCAAGGAAATGGATATTCGCATGTTGGCCGCCGAGCAGTTGCAGGTGATGGGCAACAGCTACCAGTGGCATCACACGCACGGTTTGAGCCCTGCACCGGTGACCATTGAATTCTGGGAGCCGGAAAGAGCAGCGCGGGAATTCCTTGAGCGTTTTCGCGAATTGCGGGGTGTCTATTTTGACCGGGGGCGCGGATGACGGGCTATCCCATGCTTCCCCTGCATCCGCTCTGCACGCTGTTTCCGAAGATGGATGCGGAGACTTTTGTGGCCTTCGTGCAGGACGTGGCCGACAACGGGCTGCGCGAGCCGATCGTGACGCTGGACGGCCATGTGCTGGACGGACGCAACCGGCAGGCGGCATGCGCCGAGCTGGGTCTGGTGGCCGAGTATGTGGAGTTTGCCGAGGACGATCCGCTGGCCTTCGTGCTGTCGAAGAACCTCGCGCGGCGGCACCTGACGACCAGCCAGCGCGCGCTGATCGCCGCGGACCTGGTGACCTGGGAAAAGGGCATCAACCAGCACAGTGCAGGGTCCGCAAATTTGCAGACCCGGCAGGCCGCAAAGGCGCTTTCAATCTCCGAACGGGCCGTTGCGTCGGCGCGGGCGATCCGGCGGGAAGGCGCGCCGGCGCTGATTGACGCCATCCGCGAGGGCCGTGTGACGGTGCATTCGGGTGACGCGCTGCGGCAGATGCCGGACAGCGATGTGCAGCGGCTGCTCAAGGCCGGTGACAAGGCCGTGCTGGAAACCGCCAAGGTTCTGCGGACCGAGAAAATGAAAGGCGCGCGCGAAAACCGGCTGGCGCTGATGAGCGAGATATCTGCCAGGGGCATCGAGCGGGCCGCACCGGGTAGCATGCCGAAGCGGGCTTTCGGCGTGGTCTATGCAGATGTGCCGTGGGAGCAGCTTGGCGACTGGTCGGAAGAGACAGGCAAGGACAGGGCCTATCCCTACCCGACCATGCCGCTCGACGAGATCAAGGCTTTGTGTGCGGGCGATGAAAGCCCTGCGCTTGATGATGCGGTGCTGTTTTTCTGGCGCACGGCAAACCGGATGCGGCCGGCGCTCGACGTGATCGAGGCCTGGGGCTTCGAGGCGATCAGCGAGATCATTTGGGACAAGCAGGACATCGGCATGGGTCGCTGGGTGCGCGACCGGCACGAGGTACTGGTGATCGCCAAGCGCGGCAACCCGCCGTGCCCGCTGCCCGGAACGCAGCTCGACAGCGTGCAGTCTGAAAGGAAGGGGAAGCACTCGGCCAAGCCGGAATGGGCGCGTGCGATGATCGATGCGCAATTTCCCGGCCTTCCTAAGCTCGAACTGTTTGGTCGTGGCGATGCGCCTGATGGATGGACCTTCTGGGGCTTCGAGGCATCTTCTGCCTCACGCGCTGAAGGCGCTCCGGCGGGGCGCGAAACGGTTCGTGACGCCCGGTCGGGCTTGCCGCCTTCGGCGGAGGTTCCGGCATGAATCAATCAGCGCTGACGCCGGAAGCAATCAGGGTGCGGATCGAGCAGATCCGGTCGCGGTTATCCGTGGTCGAGAGCGACCGCTGGAGCCATGAGTTTCGCGAGGATGGCGAGTTCATCATCGTCACCCGGGCGGTGATGGATGCGACCGGTCGCTGGGTCGGAAATGAAGCCCCGGTGGAGCTGTGCCGGTTCGGCCCGGAAGCTTCATGGCAGGAGGCGGAGCTGGTGCGCGAGGCGCGCGACGACATCCGGTTTCTGCTCGACACATTGTCGGGTGCGGGCCGGCAGATCCGGGATCTGCGGGGACGGCTTGATCGCGCCGATGCGCATGAGGACAAGCCCCGCCGCTCCGCCAAGGACTATGCCGCAGAGGCCTCGATGAAATGCGGCGAGGCTTCATTTCAGCGGTTCCTCGCCGAACGGCATGCCAGCGATGACGACGGCGACCTGCGCGACACCGCAACCGCCGGCTCGGTGCTGCGCCGTGTGCTGGCGATCGGCAGCCGCAAGGATCTCAACACAGACCCGGAAGCAGCAGCGCGCTGGCGCGATTTGCGGGCGGAGTTTCAAGCATGGGAGCGCGGCGATGGCGCCTGATTTTTCACCGGAAATGCTGCGGCTGTTCTTGCGGGCGCGATGCCTGCATGCGGTGAGCAGCGGGATTTCCAGAGACATCAAGGCGGCGCGGGCCGGTCTGCGAAAAGCTGCCGGGGTGACCTCGGCTGCCTTCGACGTGGCCTGGTCGGGCCGGCTCACCAGGGCCGCGACACGGCTGAAGCTGTGGGGCGCGCTGGGAGTGATCCCGGCCGACCAGGGCGTGATTCTGACAGATGACGGAGGACAGCAATGACCGGATTGCAGAACAGCAGGAACCCGGCGCGCGCCGATTTTGACTGGCGCATGTTTGCCCAATCGATCCGAACTGCGTGTGCTGCAGACGGTCGTTCACAATGGGCTATTGCCGAGGAAATCGGCATCACCGAAAGCGACCTTTCGCGGGTGCGCGGCGGTGCAATGGTGAGTGTCGGCAAGGCCATAGCTCTGTCTCGCTGGCTGAAGCTGCCGCTTGAAAACTGGTATCTTGCGCCACTGCCAGAGCCAAGGGTCAAGCGAAAGAAATCAACGTCTTGCACCACTCCAAACGTGAAACATCGAGAGGCGGCGGCATGACTCGTCCCCTGATCATCGACTGTTTCGCCGGTGGCGGTGGGGCTTCGACCGGCATCGAGATGGCGCTCGGGCGCTCGCCTGATTACGCGATCAACCACGATCCGGTGGCCGTAGCCATGCATGCAGTCAACCATCCCGATGCGGTTCACCTCTGCCAGAACGTCTATCAGGTCGACCCGCTCGACCATTTCAATCGCGCCCATATCGGTTTTGCGTGGTTCTCGCCCGACTGCAAGCACTTCTCCAAGGCCAAGGGCGGCGCGCCGGTGCAGCGGAACATCCGTGACCTTGCATGGATCATTCCGGGCTGGATCGAGCGGATCCAGAAATCGGGCGGCAAGGTCGATGTGGTGGCGATCGAGAATGTCGAGGAATTCCAGACATGGGGCCCGCTGCTGACGACCGACAAGGGGCTGGTGCCGGATCCCGCCCGCAAGGGCGAGACCTTTCAGAAGTGGTGCAAGAAGCTCCGGCAACTCGGCGGCAGGATCGAATGGCGGGAGCTCAGGGCCTGCGACTATGGTGCGCCGACGATCCGCAAGCGAGTGTTCATCCTGATCCGGTTCGATGGCCAAAAAATCGTCTGGCCGGAGCCGACGCATGGGCACCCGGACAGCGAGGCCGTGAAGAGCGGCAAGCTCAAGCCATGGCTGACCGCGGGGCGGGATGTGATCGACTGGTCGATCGTCTGTCCGTCGATCTTTGACAGCAAGGCGGAGATCCTGCTCAAGCACAATCTGCGCGCGGTGCGGCCGCTCGCGGGCAACACGCAGGCCCGGGTGGCGCGCGGCATCAAGCGATACGTGCTGGACGCGGCGCGGCCGTTTCTGGTCAACCTGACCCACGGGGTGCGGGTGGAAGATGCGGCGGAGCCGATGCGGACCGTGACAGGTGCGAACCGGGGCGAGAAGGCGGTGGTAGTGCCGTCCATGGTTTCAGTCGCACATGGCGACAGTGGCGGGCGGCGGGAATACCCGGTCGACGAGCCCTATCACACCGTGACCGTCGGCGGTGTGCAGCACGCGGTTGTCGCGCCATCTCTGACCCGGTTCAATTCCGGCGCCACTGGCGCAGGTATGGATGAACCGGTGCCGACCGTCACCGCGAACAGCTTCCACAAGCGCCCGGGCGGTGCTGCGCCGCTCGGCGTTGTGACGCCGGTGATGACCTATGCCCAGCAGGGCGGAGCGGTGCGGGATCCGAACGACCCGCTGCACACGGTGACGGCATCGTCCAAGGAACAGAATGCGGTGATCGCGCCACACCTGATGACCATGCGCAATGCCGGAAAGCCGTTTCAGGGCGCGGACGAACCGGCCCACACGGTGACGGCCGGCGGGGCGGGGCTGACCTGCGTCGCGGCATCGCTGGCCCAGACCGGCTATGGCGAGCGCGAAGGGCAAGCACCTCGCGCGCTCGATCCAGACGCGCCGCTCGGGACCGTCGTGGCGGGCGGCGTCAAGCACGCGCCAGTGGCGGCGTTCATGGCGCAGCACAACAACGACAGCCGGAGGATCGGCGGCGTCAATCCTGGCCGTAGCGCGGATGAACCGTCCTCGACGGTCACGGCGTCCGGCGCGCAACAGGGCGTCGTCGCTGCGCACATGCTTTCGATGAAGGGCAGCGGCAGGCGTGCGAGCGAAGCCGGCGAACCGGCGCGGGTGGCGTGCACAGGTGGAGGGCAATCGGCCATCGTGGCGGGGGCACTGACCAAGTATTACGGCACCGGCGACGGGCAGGAACCTGGCGATCCGCTTCACACGGTTACGACAAAGGACCGGTTCTGCCTGTCACAAGCCGCGCTTGCCGCGCCTCCATTCGGTCCGGAGCACCATGAGCGCGCCCGTGAGGTGGCTACTTTCATGCGAGCCCATGGCTTCTGGGATGAGCGCGAGTTCGTGACGCTGGATGTCGAGGGCGTGACGCTGGTGATGGTCGATATAGGCATGCGGATGCTGACGCCGCGCGAGCTGTTCAACGCGCAGGGCTTCCCGGCGGATTATGAGATCGACCGGGACCTCGAAAACAATGTGTTCTCGAAATCCGACCAGGTGGGCCGCGCCGGAAACAGCGTCTGCCCGCCGTTGGCCGAAGCGATCACGCGCGCCAACGTGCCGCATCTGGCGGCGTTTCAGGAGGCTGCGGAATGAGTGGCGGATCGAAAGCCTGGACGTGGCGGCATGCCTTTTCGCAGAGCGACCTTGCGCCGACGACGAAGCACCTGTTGCACACATTGGGCATGTTCATGAACGAGCTTGGCGAGGGCTGCTACCCGAGCGTGGCGGACCTGGTGCGCTATTCCGGGCTCGACAAGAAGACGGTGATGAAGCACCTGGCCACGGCGCGCGAAAAGGGCTGGATCTCCGTGTCGCAGCACGGCTATCGCGGGCAGCGGTGGAAGCGGCAGGAGTATGCCGCGTGCTGGCCGGATCGTGATCTGACGGCCGGGTGTGTTCCAGATGATGTCGATGAAAAAGGTGGTGGAGCTGTTCCACCACCTTCCGATGACAAGGTGGTGGAACAGGTTCCTGAAGGTGGTGGAACTGAGGTACCAAAGGTGGTGGAGCAGCTCCACCAGGATAAGACCAGTCCAATAACCACTCCACTCACCAGTCCATGCGAGCGAGAGCGCGCAAGCGCGGATGAAGCTTCGGATGGGAAGAAAGTGGATGATGACGGCCAGCCTGTGACCGCATCGAAGCCGGAGACATCGGCAGAGATGGAAAAACGGGTGATGCGGTTCTGCACCGGGGATGGCTATCAGGGCGGCGAGTGGCCGAAATGGACCGGATCGAGCCTGACCTACATCAAACGCCGGTTTGCCGAGCTTTCCAGCGATGACCAGATGGCGGCAGAGCGCTGGCGCGATGCCTTTCTCGCCAAAGCCAAGCAGCAGGGCGTGAAGGTGCCGATGCCGGTGGGAAACTACTTTCGCGACCATGCCTGGAAGACCTTGAGCGAAACCGAAATGGCCAGGGCGTTGGCGGCCAAGGACCGCGGGGCAGCTTCTCAGTCCTCCGGCGGCGTGGCCGATGTGTCCCGGCCTGAGGGCTGGGCGAACTCGATGGGGCCGGTGTGGGCCGCGTTGCTGCACGAGATCCTGCTCGAAGGGCCCGAGAACCCGGAGCATGCGCCGAAAAACGGGCTGTGGCTGCGGTTCAACCTGCAGAGGGCCTGGCCGAAGGTGGCGAGCCTCTACGACATGGCGCAGGCAAAGCGGGGCTTCGTTGCGTCGGAGCGGCATCACGATCTCAAGGGGCAGATGGAATTCGTTCCCCATGACAGTGGCCAATGGGCGGCATGGGAGGCGGAATTCAAGGCGCGCGGATGGCCGGCATGGCCAAGACGCGATGGCATGGACGGCATGTACTTCCCGGCTGGCGGGCCGGATGGACTGGCGGCATTCGGGGAAGCCCTGGCGGCGCGCAACGCAACCCACAACACTGGCAACGAGGCGGCGGAATGATGCATGACCGGACAATTGACAGGGCAGCGGCGCGGGCCAGGCGGCTGAAGGTGCGGCAGGTAAACCCGGGTGAGCTTACCGCGGCGCAGCGGGCTCGGGTGGAGGCGCCGCGGCCTTCTTTCGATGACCGCATGCGGGCGATTCGGCAAACCTATCTCGAAGATGAGGTTGGTCCTGGTCGCTCTGATTCGCCTTGGTATGGCCTCCGGGTGGCCTTTGGTCGAGAAATCCCGGTGGAAAACGAGCTTAAAAAACACAATGTGGAATGCCTTGTGCCGATGCGCAAAGGCCGTGAAAGGCGCGTCAGGCATCGCATTATTGCTGCCAAACACGAGCCTGCCATCACCGGATATGTGCTTGTCAGGTTCGATCCGACGCCTGAGGCATGCGTCGGTTTGATGGCTGTCGAGCACGTCGTCGGGCTGGTCTCGGCCGATGGAAAGCCAATGCCGATGGACCATGAAGAAGTCATGAAATTCAAGGCGAAAGCAGATGATGGAAGCCTTGATTGGGAGCGTTATTGCGGGTTGACCTTCTCCAAGGGTGAGCGGATTGAAGTGACAGATGGTCCATTCTTTGGCTTTACGGGAACGGTCGTTTCTGCCCGTTCTGACGGACGTGGTGATGCGGTTGTCGAACTGGATCTGTTTGGCCGTCCGACGCCAGCGACGCTGCCACTTGCAATTCTGCAAAAGATGTGAACTTAAATAGCGCTTGGATGATCCGATGATCCTGAGTGAGCCCTTGACCTGACGGCGCGATGCGACCTGATGGGAGTGAAGCGAAAGCTTCCGGGTCGGTACGCCGGTCGGACCCCGCTCTGATCAGCCTCGAAGAGAGGCGACCGACTCAGGGCCAGTGCGCAAGCTATGTCTGGATCATTCCACATTGGTGAAACTCAAGGCAGCCAAGCCATCGATCAGCCATGCGCCTGTCACCCTCAAGGGGCCGCCGAAGCTCGCGGATGAATTCTACAGGTCGCCAGAGTGGCGCAGGCTTGTCCGCGAAATCAAGGCGGAGCGTGGTGCGTGGTGTCAGCGCTGTGGGTCCGGCCACAGGATCATCGGGGATCACATCAACGAACTGAAGGATGGCGGGGCAAGGCTTGATCGCACGAACGTCGAGCTGCTCTGCCAATCCTGCCACAACAAGAAGACCGCTGCAGCGAGAGCGGCGAGGTTTGGCAAGAAGACTTGAACCCTACAAGTCGATGATACCAGTACAAGGGTATCCGCCAGAGTGTGGGCAACCTTGTTGAGGGGGCGGGTCGAAAGTCCACAGCGCCTCCGCCCTAGTACCGGCCCCACTCACATTCAGAGATTTTTTTCCGTGGCAGAGCAAAATTCAACGCTGGCAGCAGATGCACCGCAGGAGCTTGATCTGTTCGGCGCACCTTTGACGCAGGTGCGTGATCGGTGGGGGCGACCTTCGTTCAAAACAACAAAGGAAAACAAGGAGTTTGTGGCGGCACGCGTGGCCATGGGCTGGACGCAGAAGCGGATTGCGGCAGCGATTGGGTGTGACGAGAAGACCCTGCGCAAGAATTTTTCCCGTGAGCTTGAACACGGACGGGACATCATCGAGGGCATGGCGATCGACGTGTTGATGCACAAGATGCGCCAGGGCAATGGCCCGGCCATCACCAAGGTGCTCGAGCGGATTGACATGGCGGACCTGAAGACCAAGCCGGAACCCCAGAAAAAGCCTGCGCCGCTCGGCAAGAAGGATCAGCTACGGGCCGCGGCACATGAGCCGGTCGGAAGCTGGGCCGAAACGCTCAATACGGAAAAACTAAACTGAAATGACGGCGCTTGCCTGTCCAGACTGGTTTGAACGGCTTCAGGCCGGCGCGACACCGATGCCGGATCTCGATCTTGATGACGAGGCTGCAGCGCGGGCTGTCAGGATCTTCGACAAGTTGAGACTGCCGGACGTGCCAGGCACACCGTCAATGGTGGAAGCGGCCGGTGACTGGAACCGTGATGTGATCCGCGCAATTTTCGGCTCGGTGCTGATTGATGCCGACGGCAAGGTGGTCGGCCGGTCTATCCGGAAGTTCTTCGAGCTGGTGCCGAAAAAAAACGCCAAGACCACCAAGGGCGCATCGATCATGCTGGTGGCGCTGCTGCTCAACAAGAGGCCGCGCGCCGAATTCCTGCTGGTTGGGCCGACCCAGCAAACCGCAGAGCTAGCCTTCAGTCAGGCAGCCGGCATGATCGAAGCGGATGATGAGGGTTTTCTGCAGAAGCGGTTTCAAATCCAGCAGCACAAGCTGACGATTATTGACCGTACCAACGGCGCAAAACTGAAGATCAAAACGTTCGACAACAAAGTTATGACCGGCGTCAAGCCGGTGGGCGTTCTTATTGACGAGTTGCACGAACTTGGAAAATTCTCCTATGCGGAGAAAGTTCTGACCCAGATCCGCGGCGGCATCATCGCCAACCCGGAGGGGTTCCTGGTCTATATCACGACGCAATCGGATGAGCCGCCGACAGGCGTTTTCAAGAGCGAACTGGAATATGCGCGGGACATCCGTGACGGAAAGGTAGAGGGCGACCTTCTTCCGGTGCTCTACGAGTTCCCGATCGAGATGCAGGCGGCCAAGGATGAGCCATGGCGTGATGCTGCAAACTGGCCGCTGGTGCTGCCAAACCTTGGCCGGTCGATCAATATCGAAACGCTGATGAGCGAGTTCCGGGAAGCCAGCGCGAAAGGGATAGAGGTTCTTTCGATCTGGGCAAGCCAGCATCTCAATATCGAGATTGGGATTGCGATGCATCGGGACCGGTGGGCTGGGACAAAATACTGGCCATCGGCGGTTGATCCTGAGCCGATCACGGTCGACGGGCTGATCGCTCGCTGCGACGTAATCTGTGCGGGTGTTGATGGCGGCGGCCTCGATGACCTTCTGGGGCTCGCGCTGGCGGGCCGGGACAAGGTGACGCGAGACTGGCTGTTCTGGTTTCATGCCTGGGCGCATCCGGATGTTCTGGAGCGGCGCAAGGAAATCGCCGATCGGCTGCGGGCCTTTGCCCGCGACAAAAATCTGACGATTTGCGATGAGCCGACGCAGGATGTCGATGAAATCGCCGATCTGATGGAGCGGGTTCATTTGGCGGGGCTGTTCCCGGAAAAATACGGCATCGGCCTCGACCCGGTCGGCGTTGCCGCCATTACCGACGAAATCGCCAACCGGGGCATTGACCCTGAAATCATGACGGCGGTCGGCCAAGGCTATCGGCTGTCGGGCACGATCAAAGGTTTCGAGCGAAAGCTCAAGGACGGAACGCTCTGGCATGACGGTTCCGATCTCATGACTTGGTGCGTTGGAAACGCGAAAGCCGAACTGAGAGGATCAGCCTTGATGATCACCAAGGAAAAGTCCGGCACCGCAAAGATCGACCCGTTGATGGCGGGTTTCAACGCCTTTGCGCTTCTGGCGCGCAACCCGCAAGCGGCAGGTCACATGAACATTGATGATTTTCTTGGCGGCGCCGTGATGGCGATGCGCTGACATGGGGATGTTGATCAAGGCGGTTGCCGCTCCCTTCAAGCTGTTCAGCGCGATTTCGGATGAAATTGCCAAAGACAGGCGACTGAGACTGACGAATGGTTCGGGATGGTCGGCGTTCGGCGGGCGCGAGAGTAACGCCGGCAAGCGCGTCACCATGGACACTGTGCTGCAGCTGTCGACGGCCTGGGCCTGCATCAAGCTCAATGCGCAGGCGGTTTCCTCGCTGCCTGGCGCCATCTACGAAAAGCGGTCCGATGACAGTCGGGTGAAGGTCGACGATGACGATGTGGGGCGGGTGATTTTCGACAGTCCGAACCAGGACCAGACGCCGCTCGAGTACTGGGAAGGTACCGTTGCCTGGCTGATGACCAGCGGGAATGCCTATTCGGAAAAGGTGGAGATCGGCAAGCGTCTAGTGGCGCTGGATCCGATCATGAGCACGCATTGCAGGCCGGTGCGCAGGCAGGACGGAACGCTGGTCTATGAAATCCACGACCGGGGAAAAACCGAGACGCTTCCGCGGGACAAGGTTTTTCACCTCAAGGGATTCGGCCAGGGGCTCAAGAGCGGAGACGAGGGTATGTCGCCGATCGCTGCCGGAGTGCATTCGCTCGGTGCAGCGATGGCCGCCAGGGACGCGGCGGCGACGACATTTGCAAATGGCATGCGGCCAACGGGATTTTTTCTGTTTGATCAGATTCTTGCCCCGGAACAACGGGAGCAGGCTCACACTGCTCTGGTCAAACCGCTGCAGGGGTCAAGCAATTCCGGTGGTGTCGGTATTCTGGAGGCCGGTGTCAAATGGCAAGGTGTAAGCCTCAACCCTGAAGACGCTCAGATGCTCGAAACACGGCGTTTTGATGTTGAAGAGATCTGCAGATGGTTCGGCGTTCCCCCCATCATCATTGGCCACGCCGGTGAAGGACAGACCATGTGGGGGTCTGGCGTCGAGGCAATCCTTATCGCATGGCTGACACTGGGAATTGACCCGATCTGCGACCGGATCGAGGCGCGTATTCGAAAGCAGCTGATCGCGCCTTACAGCAAACCGCGCCGCTATGCCGAATTCAACCGTGAAGCATTGCTGCAGATGGATTCGGCGGCAAAAGCCGGCTTTCTTTCAACAATGGTGCAGAACGGCCTCATGACCCGGAGCGAAGGCAGGGCCAAGCTCAATCTTCCAAAAATGGAAGGTGCCGATCAGCTCACAGCGCAGACCAACCTTGCGCCCCTCGATTCTCTTGGATCTGCCGGCCCCGGAAATCAGGCGCGGGCCGCACTTGCGGCGTGGCTGGGGATCAATCAGGAAGGCAAGAAAGATGACCAAGCGTAGACTGCCTATGGCTGACATAGCCACCAAGCCGGGCCTGCGGACCGTTACGTCTCCATCGTCTCTTGACCGGTGGAACCCGGGCGTCAAGGCTGCGGCTGATCAGGACGGAAATGCGACCATCTCCATCCTCGATGTAATCGGCGCCGACTTCTGGGGTGATGGCGTCACCTCCAAAAGGGTTGCGGGCGCGCTTCGTGCTATCGGTGAGCGTGACGTGACGGTGTCGATCAATTCGCCCGGAGGCGATTATTTCGAGGGGCTGGCGATCTACAACATGTTGCGTGACCACCCTGCGAAGGTAACGGTCAAGATACTCGGCATCGCGGCATCTGCCGCTTCGGTGATTGCCATGGCCGGCGACGAAATCCAGATCGCCAGGGCTGGTTTCCTGATGATCCACAATACATGGGTCGTTGCAATGGGTGACCGCAATCAGTTGCGGGAAGTCGCCGACTGGCTCGAACCCTTCGATATCGCGGCGATCGACATTTATGCCGCGCGCACCGGAATCTCCGCATCCGACCTGGCCAAGATGCTGGACCGTGAAACCTGGGTTGGCGGCAGCGCCGCCGTGGAGCAGGGCTTTGCCGATGCGCTTCTCGACGCAGATGAGATTTCGGCGGGGGCAAAAAGTTCAGCGGAGAGAATTCACCCGGTTTCGGCCTGGCACAAGGTTGAAGCGCTGCTGGCGCAGGCCGGGTCGACCACAAGATCGGAGCGCCGGGAACTCCTGGCTGCGCTGAAAGGGGGCATGCCTGGCGCTGCCTCATCCGGCATGCAGGACGCTGCCGTCATCACCGAAGTTGAAAAACTGTTGTCCGATATCCGGGCCATGCGTGCCGGAATCTGAAAGGAAAAGCAAATGTTGAAGAAAATGATGATGCCGGCGATCTCGCTGGCGCTGCTCTCGGCTGCGCGTCCGGAAGCTGTTCTCGGCTCGGTTCGTGCCGAGGTTGATGCGGGAAAACTCGAAGCCCTTCTGAAAGACGTGAAGTCGGAGATGACCCGCGTCGGCGATGAGGTAAAACGTACCGCCGAAGATGCGCTGAAGCAATCCAGGGATGCCGGCAAGGCCTCTGAAGAGGTCAAGGCGAAAGCTGATGAGCTGCTTGTCAGCCAAAAGAAGCTCACCGACGCTC